CTAAAGCTGTACCGATCAATGTTTGTGTTAATGTTATTTGACCGTTGGCTGCTATGGTCATTGCATCTACGTCAGATGCAGAACCTATCGTTTTTCCATCACCAATGATAATGTCATCTGTGCAAGTGAGAATACCAGTAACACCTAAAGTACCACCTATAGTCGCATCGTCTGTTACGGTTAAATCGTCTTGTACTTTTAGATCAACTGTAGACAAACTTGCAAAAGCATCCACAACAGCAGCGCCACTACCAGCACCGTCTAGGTAAACTACTTTTACATCGCCCGGAGGTATAGTTACAGTTGCTCCAGTTCCTTGTTTTATAATTATGTTCTGAGAGCCACTTGTTCCATTTTCAATAAAATGCAATCTACTAATGGTGTTTGGCGCTATAGTAATCGTGCAAGCTGAATCCAAAGTGCCAGTGTATTTTATAAAAATAGCGCGACCGGGATCAGTTGCACCATCGGCTACTGTGGTGGTGTGCGTATCGGCATTGGTCGTAATAGCTTCAGTGCCGAAAGAAAGAGCTTCAGCCACCAATTCTAAATTTGTATTTGTAACATTTCCCCAATTTCCTGACTCGTCACCTGTAGCCATTTCATTGAGTCGTAAGTCATTGACGTATGTACTTGCCATAATATTTCCTGTATTAAATTATATCATTATGCTGCAATATCTTCCCAATTAGCTGTTTGGCTAGGAGACACTTCAGTAATAGTTGTTGTTTGATTTGGAGATACTTCAGAATAGGTTGCTGTTTGACCCGGAACAACATCTCCCCATATAAATAAATTTGATGTTTCACCTGTTCCTAAAATACCTGTTAAAGATGTATTTGAATCTGCTGTTACTGTTACTGAGCCTAAAGCAGATGTACCTACTAAACCAGTTATTGATAAAATGTTGTTAGTAACTAAACCTAACGTGCCTAAACCACTAGTCCCTACAATTCCAGTACAAGCAGTATTTCCATCGCAAGAAACTGTTTCATCACCCAATCCTATTGTTGATGCAGTTCCTGATACTCCTGTTATTGCTATACCAGAAGCAGTTAAAGAATTTACTGCTGATGTTCCTACTACACCTGTTTCTACTACATTAGCATCGCCAGAGGTTACTAAAGAGTTTAGTGCAGATGTGCCTACTACACCTGTTTCCGTTACGTTGGCATCGCCAGTTACACTTGATTCGTTACCTAATGATGTTGTACCAGATATGCCTGTGAGACTGACTGATATGTTTACAGCAACAGCTTCCCCCCAAGCACCACTTCCCCATGTACTGCGACCCCATCCTGCTGACACTTAAATTCCTATGCTATTCTTATGACAGCGTTTGATGCATCAGCAGTTGGAAATGTGATTGTAAATGAACCAGCAGTTGATGTTTTATCACCACCGAAATCAAATACAGCGACTGCTGGATCACCCGATGCTGAATCATTATAAATCATACAACCCCTTGCAGTTACGGTAGCTGTACCAAAAGTTAAATCTGCAAAATCAGTTAACGCAGTCGTTCCAGATGTCGATGGATCAACACGAGTCAGCGAGTTACCTTTTGCGGTGTAATTTGTACCGCTTGCTTCATTGGTTGTTGTGTACGCTGTTGTGGCGGCAGACATGGTAGCAGAGCTAGTATATAGCGCCAATCTAAATGTATTGCCTCCAGAGTTTTTAAAATTGTGTACTCCTTCTAAAAGCTCTTTTTTAAAGCTGGTACACATAGCTTGAGTTATAGCCATTACAGCCTCCTTATTATATTTGCTAGTTCTTTATGACCTTGTTTTTCTAATTCATTACATACTGTGCAAAGATGGTTTTTAATACCTTCTTTTACATAGTAAGCAATTATCATTTTACACTTATCTCTAAATGCATATGCTTGAGCTTTAACCATAGGATCAGCCCCATCGCTAACAGAAATTAATTTTTTTGTAGCCATTTCTGCTATTTCTTCAATGCTGTGACCTCTGTTTTGAGTAGTTTGTACTCCTACGTCACCTATTGATATTTCAAATTTATCTGTTTGCATTAGTATTTATCTGGCTCTACTGGTGTTAAATCTTTTCTATTTATTATACCAACTGGTTTTTGTTTTTCTTCTTTTTCTACTTCTGACCAGTTACATACTTTAATTGTTCCATCTTTGTCTTGATAAGTAATTTTAGGATCATCAAGTCTATGATAACCATATAGTTTTTCTTTTATATCTATATCAGTATCTATCAATGATGATCTAGGAGCAACAGCTATTTTCATTCCTGCATCTATGCATTTGGAAATCCAGAACTCAACACATCCTCTTCCAGCCTCTGCAAAATGCATATTCGATCTATAAGTAAAATCAACACCAAATATAGAAAGCTTTCCAACTTTTGCCCACAAAGCAAATGCTATAGCATAAGCAACTGTATTGTTAAAGTAAGAACACCCTAAAGAGGAAACTATTTTATCCAAAGGATATTCTATTGCATAAGGAACTCTTTCGTCTAATTCGCATGTGTATATCGGAAAATTAACTTCAGGCAATTTAGCCCGCATCATTCCTGTCATGCTACCAGCATCTTCTGTATCTAAAAAACGACTCATTGGGTCAAGAATAAAAGCTCTGCTTATATTAGGTAAAACACCTATCATTGCATTTATTGCCCAAACTTCATCAAACCATATACTGTGAGTCTGAGATAAATGAAAATCTATCTGACTTTGACCCATAGCAACTACTGCAACATCCTTGCCTTCTAGTTCTTCTATGGAAAGCTGACTAAGCATTGATTCTTCTTTGACCACTCCTGTACGCATCTTTTCTATTATAGCTATCTGACTCTAGGGTTAATTTACCAAGAGCTTCTTTAAATCTTTTATCGTAATCAGATAATATATCTGCCTCTCCCTTCATAAAAGTATACGCTTCTACTAAGCTAGCATAAAGCAATACTTCAGAGGCATTAGTACCAAGCCAAGAAGTGCCATCAGATGATGCTGTTATTGACTCTGGTATGTAAAAATAATGAAGCTCTACCGTAAATGTTGAGCTAGGCGTTGGGGCTACTATAAAAAAATCATCGTCAAATTGACCATAATATTTAGGCACACCAGTTGCAGACTCTACTGGAAAAGCCTCTCTAATAAAATTAACGTCTTTATTTAAAAGATAATTGTAGTTATTACTACTATCAATCACCGCTAAAGAATATGGATATAAATAATCGTCTGGTGTGGCTAAATAAGAATTACTTGTTGTCAAAGATGCTGTGACGTTTTTTCTAAAATTAGGTAGCTCAACTGATTTAATAATTCTGTTTTCTGCTTGCACTATAATATTCGTAAGATTACTTACAAATGTTGTTTCTGTATTTTCAGTATAATCTTGTATAGCTGCTTTTAATGTTGTAAATGTCCAACTCATTCTGTACTCACTGTTAATTTACCGACATCACCTGTCATTTTAAGACCCATAGTGCTTGACCCAAATATACTTGAACCTCCACCGATAGGATTAAAAGAAAAATAGCTTGTTGAATCTTTCTCACCTTTATCAACTCTAGGATCAAAAAGAGACTGGACATCAGATGCATCAACATCACCTATATGTAGCTGAGGATGATCTTCGTCAAAACAATCACTGCAAACTCTTAAACCATTACGAATTTTATCTGTAACTTCATATCGCAGATCATTTAGCTTAAAAGTAAAACCACATCTATCACATTCTCCTAATGCTTTAGAAGCTCTTGCATAGGACATATTAATATCGACCTTGTACTAAATCAGGCACAAATCTTACTGGTGCTCTTTCTCTATCAGCTTCACTGACCTCATTCCAAAGTTGATCGTATCTTTGTTTTAATATTGGTGCTCTTGCGATAGCTTCATCATTTTTTGTGCATATGTTATAAGCTAAAGCATATGTTAAACATGGTAAATATCTAGTAGGCACATCAGCATTATTAGAAGCTGGATTACCAGCATCTTCAACTCTGCTAATGAAATCATATACTAATGTATATGTATCTCTACTATCAGGTGTAGACCATAAAACAATATTAGATGCACCAACATTTTTATCAACAAAAAATTGTGTTGGTTTTGATTGATTCAACTTTGTTGCTTGATGATTATATTCTGTTCTAGATATTCTTCTAAGCCTTTGATCGAACTGTTTATTTACATCGCCAGAATCTGTTCTTATAAATGCATCTACCACATCTAATGCTGTGCTAGGCAATGCATAACTGCTAGTGCCCGCAGTCAATGTTTGCGAGTTCTGTTCTATTGACCAAAGATTTAAACCTTTGTTTTGCCATTCTAAAAAAACTAAATTTAAAGCTCTTTTAGCACTTCTGAAATCATATCCAGAACGCATCTCCATACCACAAAGATCATAGGCTTCTTCAAGAATATCTCCTATGTCTAAGTTAAATGTTGTTGTCCCGCTAGTAGCCATTGTTTATTTTCTAATCCTTTTAATTTTTAAAGGTATCTTTATTTTTGACTTCTTTTTTGCAATTTTCTTTTTCAAAGTCTTATTCTTTTTGCTAGATCGAGCCTTAGCAATCTGATTCCTCATAAGTGCTCTAGACATAACCATTTTATCTAAACCTTGCTGTTTTTTTAGCTATCTTTTTTGGCTGTTTAACAAACTGTTTACCTTTAGCTGTACCTTTTCTTTTAGCTCTTGTTGTAGCTGCATACTCAGCATCACTCAAAGACTTGATAGCTTTACTAGGTAAATAGCGTTCGCCTGTCTCACTGGATTTTTTTCCAGATTTAGTACGCCATTTTTGTTTGCCCCAATTTTTTAGAGACCTTTGTGATTTTCTTAATGGCATTACTTACCCTCTTTTCTTCTTATAGCTTCTTTACCTTTTTTTGCTATAGATGCTTGTTTATTTTTTCCTTGAACTTTAGCTCTTTGTTCTAGAACTGTTAATATTTGTATTTTTCTAGCGTAAGGTTTATTAATTCTTTTTACTTTAGCTACAGTAGCTCTTGCATCGGCTGGAGTAGCATATTTAATCCCTACAGTATCTTTTGGGTTTTCATCTGTATAGAGCCTTCTATCACTACCTTTTGGTTTTTTTCCAGTGCCTACTTTTGGGTCTCTATTCTTCTTCATCTCCAAAACCTTCACTGTAAAGATTGTTAAAAGTTATTAATGGGTCTAGATAGCTTTCATGTGCCTCTGCTGAATGTATGTGTTGAGATGGCGCAAAGTCTGGTGCTCCCTCTCCAGTTCTCCATAAAGCAGGACTTGTAGCTCTTACCCTATTATTTGGTAATGCTATAAGGTTGCCCTTCCAAGGACAATCTTCCGTTATGTATAAAACATGAGACTGTTTGTGTTGTGCTGGATCATCTGCAATAGAGTTATTAGTATAGTCTACAGTAAATAAATATTTGCCTTGATAAAAGTCATTAGCAATTTTACATAGCCAAGGACTAGAACTTACTCTATCCATAACAATTACAGAGTGGTCTCTTGCTTCAGCATCCCAAGGTTGAGCTAAGTGATCTTCCATTGGTAGCGCCCATTCCTCTACTGGTATGTCTGCTACTAATGCTTGTATCGGCATCCTTGCCCACATAGCACCTCCATGCACATTTTCTAACTCTTCATCGCTATCTATCTCACAACCTGTAAACACTACCTGAAAACTTAATGATCTATCAGGAATAGTATTTACTGCGATTGCTAAAGCATGAATAAATTCTCCATGATACCTTTGATGATTACAAGTAAACTCTTTTCTTACCCAGCATTTGAACTGAGGTATATTGCTTATTAAATAGGACATAATTAATCGTCATAACTTAAATTATCCACATGATAATTTAAAGTAAGCTCTTCTCCTGTTTTAATTTTTTTTGTTGTGAAAACATTAAATGTTTTATAATCATCCCAATCTAATTCTAAAGATAATTCACAATTTGCATTTTTAGAATGATTTAAAAAACCGCCTATTGATGTTCTGATATACCCACATATAATTGGTACTTTTATGTGTGACATACCAAGATCAAATTCTTTATCTATATCTTTAACTGCAAACAAACCAAAACCTTCTATTGAGCTTTTCTTAACCTCTATACAATCTGGTAAGGGTTTATAATAAAATTTATTGTAAATAGGATACATCAGTTTCTGTATCCACCCCCTTTTGCTTTGTACTGCTTTGCAAGCATTTGAGCTTTTCTAGCTGACCACTGACCGGGCTTTCCACCTTTACTACCAGCTTTTATTTTATTAAATAAATTTTTACGCATAGTAGGTTTAGTGTAATTACCAGCCTCATTTACTCTTGATTTTTTAGCTCTACTCACTTCTAACACTTCCATCTTCTACGAGCTTGTCTAATTCTAGAATTTGGATCATTTCTAGTTTTAGCAGAACTCTTTTTTAATTGACCTAAAGACCTAGCGCAGAAAGATTTCCTGCGCTTGGCTGCTTTACTACCTTTTTTAACTTTGCCTGTAACTGCTGTTTGTAACTTAGAACCCGGATTTGCTTTTCTGTATGCAGCAACTCCTTTCTTTGTCATTCCAGCACCAGACTCGGTAGAACGATAATTAGCTCCCTTACCCTTTGTTGTTCTAGGTATAGGTTTATCTCTTTTCCTTTTGGTCATAAGATTACTTACCAAATATTATTTTGGCTTAACGTGATCTTTTATCTTGACGACCTCGTGAACTGGTCATGCCACCACCAAACATTCTTTTGACGTATTCGTTATAGGTTTGTACTTTAGCTTCCCTACCTGTTTCAGTAGCTCCACCGCCCATAACTCTTCCACCGCGAGACATGCCTTTGGTTTTTTTCATAGCTCCACCACCAGACATATACTTGGTTGACTTACCACCGCCAGCCATGTACTTAGTAGATTTACCACCACCAGCCATACCTTT